TGATTCTTTAACTGTTCCTTCTGGAATAAGTGAAAAAGAAGATGAAGCAATATTTAAAGTTTCAGAAAATGATATAAACAGAACATTTAATTTAACTTTTGATCTTACAGGATCTGCTATTACTATTTATAATGCTAATTTTCCTCTTGGTTCAGCACAATCAGCATTTCTTTCTAATATAGAAATATATCATCTTCCAGCCTTTTCTTCTACTACACCTTCATTATCTGGTTCAGTAACTCAGATTTTACCCAATTATTATGATTTTAATGGTGAGGTAAGTGGTTCAAATTTAGTGGTAACTAATGGTGATTTAACCGATTACACAATTGATATAGTTCCAATATATTCTGGTGAACCTCTTTATGCTAACAACCCCGTTTTAACTGATACCCAAACATTCCCCAATAATCCTTATGATTTTAATTTTGATAAAGTTTATTATATAAGTTTTACAGCAAAAAGATGGGGTTCTCCTTCAGGTGGTTCAACATTATACTTATTAAATAATGGATACCCAAATCCCACCTATTGGGATCAATCTGGATTTCCATTTAAAGTAACAATCCCAGGGAATAATTTAGGAGGAAATTCAGGTAGTGTAACTGTAGATAGAGCCCAAATTCAAGGTATTATTCCCCAAACCCGTTTCTTTATGTTTACAGGAGGTGGTTCTAACGGTTATTCCTCTAGTATTGAAAACTTTACAATTTTTGAATCAGAAATTTCTGATCCTAATGGATTAGTTGTAGAAAATGATGTTCCTTTAAATAGACCTAGTTCTAAATATATGGACGTTGATTTTACAACTAATGCTATCACCGCAGTAAATGAACAAGATATTTTAAGTGGAAGCGCTACTAGATTTGCTGTTCCTGATTCTAATTATACATCATTAAAAAGTGCTAATCCAAGATATTTTGGGTGTGAAACTATTTCTTCTACTGGTTCTTTATATGAAGGTTATGTTAATCAACCTATGTTTAGTGGAAGTTCAATAGGAGCAATAGCTAATGTTGAACAATATTGTGATTGGTTTGCTTACTTTGATAGTATCTCAACAACAACCGTTTCATATACAGATGGTTTTACTTCAGGAACAAGAAATGCTTATGCTGTTCATATTACTACTTTAATAGATATTAATGGTAATAAAATTGATTTAAGTCCCTCTAATAATCTTATAATTTCTGGAAGTACAGAACCAAATCCTTTAATAAGCAATATTCCTATAGTTCAATCTGTTTTTCCTAGTAATTTATTAGGACCAGAAATTACTCCTATATCTATAAGACAATATAATGTACAAACAGGTAGTGTTGCTGTTATTTCGGGTAGTTTTTTAAATAATAATGTAATATTAAGTGGAATACAACCTTTATATTACGCTGGAGTATATAATACTATATACGGTATACCTAATGAAACTATAATACTTTTAAATCGAACAGGTTCTATAGTTTTTTTAGCAGACACAACTGACACAACTCCCGGTTTATTACTACCTGGAAATTTTAACCCAAAATATAAACAAGATTTATTACAAATCGCACAATCAGTAGGATTCTTCAAAAATATTTAATAAAAATAATAAAATAATATATTTATAATAAAATCAAAAAATGGGATATTTAAATAATACCGTAGTAACCGTAGATGCTATTTTAACAGACGTTGGACGTCAATTATTAGCTCAACAAAATGGTCAATTCCAAATCACCCAATTTGCTTTAGCTGATGATGAAATTGATTACACTCTTTATAATCCAAATCACCCCTCAGGTTCTGCTTATTATGGGCAAGCAATTGATAATATGCCTTTATTAGAGGCATTCCCCCAAGCAACTCAAGTAATGAAATATAAATTAGTTACTTTACCTCGTGGAACTGCTAAAATGCCTATTTTGGATATTGGATATTCTGCTATTATCTTAAAACAAGGAGCTTCATTAGCAATTACTCCTCAAACATTAAATTATTTGGGTGGTAATACTTTTGAATCAGCCGGATACACAGCAACAATTTCAGATATTAGATTATTTAGTACATTTGAAGGAGTTGGTGTTAATACTCCTGATGTTCAAGCTCTTAACTTAGCAAACCAAACAACTACTATTGGTACTTCAGTATCAAGAACTGTAGTTGGAACTACAATTAATATGAGAGCTACTACTATTAATACCTTGTTTGGTTCCCAAAACCAATTACAAGCTACATTAACTATTACTGGTAGAGATAGTGGTGCTCGTTTAACAATCCCCGTAACTGTAACTAAAATTTAATAAAACATAAAACATGTCTTTTGTAAGATTTACACCGGATGATTTTGTAGTAAGTTCAGATGCTATATCAGCAACAGCATGGACTACAGGTAATCCAGCATTAACTACTTTCTTTACTTCATCTGTTCAAAAAGAAGGAAGTTCAGGACTTTATTACTTAAATATATTTGATTCAGCAGCTACATCATCAATCCAATTTGCTATTGCTTATGGTAATGCTGTTGGTAGTGGTAGTGCTAATTTCAATAATGATGTTGATGGAAAATCCCCAACATCTACTGTTTATGGACAGTGGCAAGATTTAGTAATTGGAGATGAAAATACAGATTTTGTTTTTGGAAGTATTACTGGGTCTGAATTTTTTGCTTTAACATTAGAAAGACAGTGTTATAAAGAATCTCTTTTCTTAGGTTCATTAACATTAACCCTTACAGGAGCTTCAGGTTCTATTTCACTAACAGATAATAGTAATTATGTAACTTCTGTTCAATATACTGGAGGTGGAACAAGAGTATTCCAATTAATTTCAGGTTCTGCGGGAAATAAAGCAGCCGATGTTTCACTAAAAAATTCTGAAGGTTATTCAGCTAACTCAGGTTCATATGGTTGGTTATTACCTGATTTAGGAACTGTTTTGTTAAATCCAATGGCTTTAGCTGATTTTGCTGTTAGTGGAGGTATTGGTTTAGGATATAGTGGTTCATATGCTTGGGGTACCCAAGTAGTTGTAGCAACTGCTTCTGCCGCTCCAACATCAAGTGCTAATATTTCTTTATTTACAGCCATAAGCGCATCAGCAGCTAGTGGTGTAACAGGAACTGGATTTACAATAAATTCCCAAGAAACTATCACATCAGATTACGTATTTGTAAGACCAAGAAGTTCAGAATTTAATTACTCAGAAAATCCATCATTTATTTCTGGTTCAACTGGTGAGGTATTATATAGTTCATTTATTAATAATCCTCAAACTTACATTACAACTATTGGATTATATAATGATACAAACGAATTATTAGCTGTTGCTAAATTATCAAGACCTTTAAGCAAAAACTTTACAAAAGAAGCATTAGTTAGAGTTAAACTAGATTTCTAAAATGAATGGGTGCCTACAAACAATTTTTAGCTTCCGACATAGTTGTTACTCCTTTAACTTTAAATAAATCATTTTATTTTGAAGGAGTAGCAGCATTTACTGCTTCTAATGTAGGTATTGATAGATATTTAGGTTTAAACACTAGTTCTTTATTTAATCCTTCAACTGACCCTATAACAGGTCAAATCACTCCTCAATATCAACGACTAATTTATAGTTCTATTAAGGAATTATATTATTCTAATTATTTAAATTCAACAGCTAGTTTAGGATCCCCTGTTACAACAGCAAGCCTAATCCCAGGTTCAGATCCTTCAGGAGATGTCTTAATAGGTCCAACTTCATCAGCAGGTAGATATTGGAATTATCCTCAAACCACATTAACTTTTGAACACTATTTTCCTACTTCTTCTGATTCTTATATTGGGGTACTTTCTATTCCTGTAGGATTATTTGGAGATTATATTCAACCAGGAACTTTTAATTGGATAGCAGATAGTGGTTCAATATATGATGATGGTCAAGGTAATTTAATTTATGATACTACGGATGAAATTTGTGGACAAATATTTTATCCACACGGTTTAGCTATATTAACTAGCGATTCAATTCCACAAGGAGATACTTATGGAACAGCTATATTTGGTTCATCTCTTTATGGTTTATCTGATGCTATTATTATAGAAAACTTTATTACATCATCAAATGTAACCTGTTCTTTTTCTTCATCTCTTACAATTTATGAAACCCAATTTAAATGTACAGCTGGAGAAAATGAATTTAACTTTAGTTTAAACCCAACAATACTTTCAGGTTCAAATAACGATACTTTATATGGTTTTGCTACTGGTTCTTATTTTCAACCATATGTAACAACAGTAGGTTTATATAATGAACAACAACAATTATTAGCAGTAGGAAAATTATCACAACCTTTACCCTTATCCCCAACAACAGACACAACAATTTTAGTAAATATAGATAGATAATATGTGGTTATACAACGAAAAAGTTATAGAAAATATTGAGGATTTTCCTCAAGATACCTTTGGTTTTATTTACATAGTAACTCATAAACCAAGTGGTAAATCTTACATTGGTAAAAAGGTATTATACCACAATGTAAAGAAAAAATTAACAAAAAAGGAACTAGCAGAACAAACAGGACCAGGCAGGAAGTCAGCCACAAAAGTGGTAGTAAAAGAATCGGACTGGAAAACCTATTATGGCTCTGCTAAACCAATTTTAGAATACATAAAGGATGGTAAACAAGAGGAATTTACCCGTGAAATTTTACAATTGGTTCCTAATAAAAAACTCCTAACTTACTATGAATGTAAGTTTTTATTTGAATATAGTGTATTAGAACAACCTAATGGTTATTTTAACGATAATATTTTAGGTAAATTTTTTACAAAAGATTTTGCTTAACTTGGTAACCTAAGTGGTTATTAGTATATTATGGTTATGCTGAATCAATCCTTGATAGCATTAGCAAATTCGGTCCTAGGAACAGGAAAACAAACAGCACGTGGTAACTTTGCTTATCATTGTCCTTTTTGTAACCACCATAAACCTAAATTAGAGGTTAATTTTACTGAAAATAAAAAAGGAGAAAATCCTTGGCATTGCTGGGTTTGTGATAAACGTGGCAAAAGATTATCTCAAATATTTAAACAAGTTAGTGCCTCTCCTAAAGCAATGGAGGAACTAAGAGCACTTGTTAAAACCGAAACAGCAGATAAAGAAGTAGCTGTAACAGAATCAGTAAATTTACCTAAAGAATTTAAAACCTTTAAAAATATTTCTTCAACTAACATTATAGGAAGGCATGCTTTAGCATATCTAAAATCTAGAAATATTACTGAGGAAGATATTTTAAAATACAATATAGGTTATTGTGAATCAGGACCATATAAAAACATGGTTATTATTCCATCATATGATGCTGATGGAAGACTAAATTATTTTACAGGTCGTTCATTTGAAAAAGAGGCTAAAATAAAATATAAAAACCCAT